TCCATGGGTCTTTTTCATCACTGTGTTGATCATTTCTTATTATGGTGATGGGATCACCATCATCTCCATTTTTTGACCACGGATTAATAATGGTACTATTTTTTACAGTACTTCCAAATCTAATACTTTGCCCCCATCTTCCTTCATGAAATATGTCTCCTTCAAATGGTTGGAGATTTTTAATATTAGATTTTTCTTTAAATGTGGCCCCCAAATCAATTTCTGTCCCACCATCAGTAACTCTTCTTACAGCTCCGGCTTCGGTTTGTTTGTAATCCTGTTGTTGGGATGAAGGAATACTTCCTCCATTTATGGGATCAGGAATAGCATTATGGTGGTTACTATTCCATACATTAATTGGTTGAAAATAATAATATGTTATGCTATTAACATCTTCTTGAGTATTACTGTTAGGAAGAGGTAATATATATACTAATTCATTTTTTAGAGGGAATGTCTTATCATTAGGGAATAGAGGCTTAGCAAAATAATCAGATGTTAAATCCTCATTAGGATTAGGATTATTCATTTTAGAAAAAAATAAAGAACCAATAGACGACCACTCTCCATATTCTTTAAAAATTTTAGGTTGAGTTTTATCATCTAGGATTACAAATCTAACCCTAGCAGGAAATATTCCTGTAAGAGATGATGTGTTTTTGGGGTTGTTCCCAGTTACTGTTCCTAATCCTGATGGTAATCGAGACATTATTGTTTTTCATTAAATTTCTTAACTTCTGCTAGTAATTGTTCCTTTTCAGATTCTGATATTTCAAATCCGCCATCTGTAGTTTTGTTTTGGAGAGCGCGTTGTAATATGGTAGCCATTTTAATTAATTGCTCATCATTTTTTACACCTATTTCCATGTATTCTTTGATAAGGGGAACAATTAATGTAGCGTCTCCTATTTCATTTACTAGTGGTTTTAATTCCCCAATTAAAGCTGATATTTGTTCTTTTTGTTTTTTCTGGTTATTATATATTTCTTCGAATATGTCAGAAAATTTTTTATTCTTGAATATTATTGAATCTAGCTGGCTCATGTTTTTTATGATAAATATAAAAGGTATTAATCTTTTTTAGGGAAATATCCATATTTTAGATAGAATGAATATTTTTTCTTGAATATCATTTGAAGAGTATTAGCTATTTTTGTTATTTTTGGGGTTTTTACATCTATCATTTCTCGAATATAAATGTAAAGAGCCTTTTTATTAAATACTCCAATGTTTTCTCTTTTTCTAAAAATTTCTAATATACAGTCTGCTACTTGTGCATCTGATTCTTTGGGGAATATATCATATATGTTCTTAGTACAATATTGTATATATTCATCCATAAACAATGATAATCTATCACCATCTCTATAACCTTGAGAATATAATTCATCTCCTATGAATTCATCAGCTTTTACCTGTATCTTATTATTTTGGTTATTGTTAGATTCATAGTTATCCGAATCATTAGAATTAAAAGAATCTATAGATATGTTTTTTAGTTTATTAGTATAGTTTTTCTTATTTTGGATGATAAGATATCTCTTTACTGCTGTTCCAAAATATGAATATGCCTTAGTTCCTCGAGATTGATCATATAAGTGGATTTTACTTAATAGAAAAATCATTAGTTCATGTTGTAAGTCTGTTAATTCTTCTACTTCAGTATGGTAAAATTTAAAAGTATGTATTATATTTTCAGTAAGCTTAAAAAAAGGATAATGTATTTGTTGTTCATATATTAAGCTTTTTTGGGTAGGGTCTGTAGTTTTATTATATAATACGATGGCATTTTCTGTTTTTTGTGTAAAGTAGTTCTTATTAGGCTTAGCAGATTGGTGTTTTCTAATTATTTCATCCATTATTACAGCTGTTTAATTTTAAATTCATTAAGAATTTCTTGAATCTTTTTTATTTGCTCAAAGAAAAAACCAACCTCATCGTCACTTTTAAATGATTCTTTTTGATCTAATTTCTTAAGTTTATCATCAGATATTTCTATTACCCTGGATATTTTGTCTAAGTAGTTGAGGTAACTTAGAAGGATATCTTCTGATGCTTCTTGTTTTTTCATTAGGTTATATGTAGTATATGTTAATATTACTATAGCAGATGATAGTATAGATATTATTATTATTGATATCATAGGTTATTCAGTATATTTTTTAGCCCTTCACTTTTAATAGTATTCAATGCTTTATTTTTATTACTATTATGATTTTTAGGAGAATTATTTGTTTCTAAAGAAAAATTATTTTTATTATTAGTACTATTAGATTTAAATTTAGGAAGCCATTCTCTTTCAAATTCAACCTTAGCAGCTAAAAAATCAGCTTGATGAATAATATGAACTAATGAAGTACGTACTTTAGTTTCAGGGGCCCAAGATAAAAGGTAAGGTTTATTAGCTTCATCATATAGTCCATCATGTAATTTAATTGCTAACCATTCATTTTTAGAGTAAGTAACATCATGAGATGTCAATGTATATAACCCTCTATCCGGAACCGACATATATTCAAGTTTATTATTGAATGTATAATTTTCTCCTAGTTTATCTTTTCTCCATTGGTCTGTTTGGGGAACATATGATTCATTTTCTTCGTCTCCTATTTTTCCCAAATCGTGGTTCATAGCAGCAAATACTAATTCTTCAATAGTGTAGTTTTTTTCTACCCCAAATTCTTCCCATACTGTATTAATTTTGAGAGCAGCCTTGATAACACGATTAACATGCTCTACATACCCCCCAGGAAATGCATTGTGGTACTCTTTTTTATGAGATGCAGGCATCATCATAATTCTTTCTGAGTATTTATTATATAATGACATTAGTTTAGAGGCTCGAGGTTCACTAATATAATTAGTGATAAATGACATTAATTCATCCCAATTGCTTTGAATTTGTTCTGCAGTTAGATTCATAATTTGTTTTTATTTATTGAATAATATTGATTTCATCTGGAGACATTGGTTCTCTTTCAATTATGGATTTTAAATCTCCTAATATGTCTTCTGTGTTGCTAATTTCTTGTAGGAAAGTATTAGTATCTCCTCCTCTTTTAACTAAAAATTCCAAAGTTTTTAATTTAGTTTCAATTTGTTCAATTCTGCGGAATATTACATTTCTGTTTCTCATATTTTATTTTTATGATGTAATATAATAGAACAATATAGGGTAGCCAAATTTCTGGTACCCTATATTCTATATTTTGATTTTTATGTTATTTATTTTCCATATTCTAAATCAAGAATTTTACCAACTAAATCCGATCTATGGTTTTCTTTAAGTTTAATCCATTTAATTTCATTAATCTTTTTAGATAGCTCTATAGCATAAGATAATCCTGTTAATCCTTCTTTTGTATCTTGTTGTTCATTATCTCCATTAATTATAATTTTACCGGTTTTACCAAGTCTTGTCAGGATAGCAAGCATTTCTGCTTTTGTCATATTTTGAGCTTCTTCTACAATTAACACATCATCTACAGTTTTACCTCTGATAAACTGAACAGGAAGTGCATCTATCAATTTCTTTGTAACTAAATCATCCACTTTAACTTTATCCCAACACTTGTATAAGTTTTCAATTAAAGCTTCCATATAAGGATTAAATTTTTCATCAAGACTTCCAGGAAGATAACCAAGAGATTTACCTACTTCTATAGCACTTCTTGTAACTAATATCTTATCTACCATCTTCTTATTAAGAAAATCTAAAGCTGTAATAGCTCCAACTAGGCTATTGTGAGTAACTATAAAGTTATCTGTTAAGTATAAATGGGTGGGAGAGTCAATAGTGATACATTGTGCAAGGTCTTCCCCTATATATTCTATACTAGATATAGTTCTATTGATTATATTTAATTGAGGTGTAATTCTTTCTTTTTTTCTGTTTAATTTAAATATTTGGTTTCTTATTTCGTTGGGGAGGTTAATGCATATTCTATAGTTTATTGCACTGTATTTATATTCTTTTTCTCCTTTAGCTTTATATTTTCCTTGTTTTTCGGTTACATAGCATACTCCTCCTAAGCTTTGGATTAAAAGTGTAAAATCATCCTTAAGTTGTTTTGAGACGGTACAGAAATAAGGTTGAGACGTGTGGCCTTTACCAGTCCTGAAGTTATTTATTTGAATCCAACCATCAGTATCCATTAATCCTTGAAGTAGTAGTATTCTATTTTCTATTGAGTTGTATAAATATTCTTTAGGGATGAACTTAGTGAAACTATTACAACCCATAAGATTATATTCCCTTAAATATTTTGTAAGAGTATTAGTTTCTACTATATCTTGATTCTTTTTACTAGTAATACTATAATTTATATATTTATCACCTAATGGAGATTTACTTTTAGTATTATATAATATTAAATTATTCCTATTACACCATTCTTGGAAATAATGAATTATTTCATCATCTTCATTAGTTATATTAGGAACAGAGTGGGTTATATTACCATCTCCCAATAGGCACCCCAGGATATAAGGTTCTATCTTTAATTCTTTGTTATCAAAGTTGACAGGTTGAGTGATAGGTATAAACCATTTATCTTTTTTTCCTATTTTTAAGCCTCTATCTATTATTTGTTGTAAAGTTAAAGTTTCATATTTTTTATATTTACTATTCCTATTACCTGTTCTTAAAAATTCATTATGCATGTTACTCCTTGAACAAATATTCCATAGGTGATCACTAGTACATTCTGTTGAACTTCCATCAGAAAAAGTAATTTTATATATTTTTTGGATTCCTTGGGGGTGAATATGAGTTACAGTTGATGTATTACCATTTTCATTAATAACTAAATCTCCTACTTTTATTTCCCCCATTGTTGTTAATCCTGTTGGGGTTACTATCTTACTCTTTAAACTTTGGGCCTTCCCGCTGCCCGCCCTACCAGTAACAATTACTATCTGATTATTGTATATTAGTTGTTTAGCTAATTTTTGTTCATCGTTTAGCTGGATTAGATATTTGATGTCTGATTTTCTTTCTCTGTTTGGTTCTTTCATAATGTTTGTTATTTTCTCCTTGGTATCATCCTGAGCCCCGGTATCATACCTAACCTCATTTTTCTACCTATATTTTCCTTTCCCCTGAACCCGTATTCCAAGCATACCGTTTAGGGGACTAAGTGCCAAGTTTTTTTAAGGAGAAGTTTTTAAAAAATCTAAAATTTTCTTTATATATGAACATTTTTCATACTCTTCTATACTTTCAAAGTAATTTATACCCATATTCAATGTAGCTTTAAAATAATCATCTTGACAGAGTAATAGTGCTTTACTATGAACTTCATTTTCTATATTAATTTTACTCACATAACTCCATGCCCTTGAATAAACCATGTATTCCCCAGCATTTCTTATATCATCTATATCTAAACTTTTGTCAATCTTTTTAAACGTCTTAAGTAATGAAATATTTATATTAGCATCATTTAATACTATTTTTTTATACATCCCTATTATGAATTGAGGATTCTCACTAAAATCATCAAATGGTTCAGCCTCATTACCTTTAGAATAATCAAAAATCTTAAATATCTTATTAGGATCAATCATTATGATATAATTAAACCTTAATAATATATGGCTTGGAGCCTCATATTATGAAGGAAATACTGCTATTACTTTATTAATCATTAGTTGGATATAACTCTTTTAGTTTGTTGGTCACATCATTATCAGTCCATTGTCCGATAGCATCATATGCAGCACCTTCCCATAATATAATTCTACCGACTTCTAGAGTGTGTGCATATATTATTTTCTTGGTAGGATTGTCGATAATATAATCTAAAGTTACAGTTGTAGGTCTCGGTGTACGTTTTGGAAATTTGAATCTAGGTATAGTTATCATGTATGTTGTTTTTATGTTAATCTAATTTTTAAAGAGCCACTTGTGTGATATACACCGCCTAACGGTACGTTACCGGTTGCAGCGGCTGCATCATCTGCATAATTGAAACTTGACGATACAAATGGTAAAATAATATGTCCTGAATTTCTAATAATCATTGTCGTTAGTCCTAGTCCTAAGTCTTCGCCTATATCTATTGACCCAGATGTCATTTTTAATTGTATTCCATCTTCATTTGTAGTATCACTAGCCATAAACACGCCAGATGATGCGACTCCTATAAAGTGAAAATCGCCTGTTGATATGTTATTATGTTGCATCGCTGCAGAATGCACTTCACCAGTTGCGTTACCAACGCTGTTACGTATTAAAGTTTGCTCATTTGAATTATTATCAACAATTACATTTTGATTTGAACTTCGAGTATTAGAGCCTGAGGTACCGACTATCGTAAAATTTCCTATAACCCAATCATCACCGCCTGAATCTTTATTATATATAGTTCCTGTATATGATTCTGTATAGTTTGATATGCTTACATTTGCTAAATTTATAAATGATACACTTGATGTAATATTTGTTTGTACATAATCACCATTATTGTATAATTCTAATATCTTATCATTATCACCATTAAATGCAGTGAAATTTCTAGAACCACTTGCTGTTTTTGAACTAAGTGTATATATTGTATCCGGACTAGCTCCTATTGCATTACCATCTGCAAAATTATTTACATAGTACCCTAGTTCAGCACCTAATGTATTATCATCAGACTTGTAATCTATAGATATGCCAGCAAAATCTCCGCTAGCAGAATTCATACAATATGTAGTTGTACCCACACTCGCGTTACTACCTGTTGTTATATAAGTACCTATTCCTGTAGAAATTGAAGCCGATTGAGCTTGAGTTGCAACTGCGTTTGATGCAGAAAGGAATCCGCTTGGATTATAACTACCAGTACTTATTAATCGAATATTGGGATTATATGGATTTTTTAAATTTACTTCGCCTATAGAAAATAATGATCCTGTTATTTCTACAGTATTTTCATGAGCATAAATTAAATTACTTCTATTTGAATCATTAATACCATTTCCTACAATAAATGCAGATTGTGCTGATGAAGATATATTGTATTGTCCTTGAACATGTTGGTAGGATCCTGATGCTATTGTACCTAATCCTTCTGTGTGTGAGCCAGTTCCTATTGCTTGTGTTTGCCAACCTTCAGCGTGTGAATATAATCCTGATGCTGTTGTTTGGTATCCTTGCTCTAAACTTTGACTTGTATATATAAATCTAAATGCTGCACTGCCTGAAAACGCACTTCCACTATTAAATTGAATTTCTCTATTTGATCCACCTGGTGTCCCACTTCCACCCCCTGAGCCGAAACCAGATGAAGCTGCAGAGGCCGATATAAATGTTGGTGATATATAAGAAGCTGTGGAAGAAATTGAGGCGCTTATGGATGAGCTTATAGTAACAGGAATACCTAAACCATCTTGAATTACTCCTCCATCAATTTGTAATACTCTTTGGTATGTATCTTTTATTTTATTATTAGTAAAATTAGCCATTTATTGTAATGATATTTATTATAAATATACATCTATTACAAAAATTACTATCAATTATGTTACCCTCTAACTGATGTTTTTATTATGTATCTCCTACAATCCCACTTCAATTCCTCAGCTATTAAATTAGCTTTTTTTTCATAGGGGTTATCATCATAATCTACTTTATTATCAATCTTATGATACATAGCTGAATTTTGTGTATGATGGACATACTCATGGATTACAGTTGAGCATAATTCTATTAAAGAAGAATGGGAGGATAGATTGATGATAATGATATTATCGTCCCAATCATATTCTCCCATAAAGTAGTTTTTTTTCTTAGAATAATTTATTTTAACATAGGGTAATGTTGTATAGTATTTAGATGGTCCTAAAATCTCATAACAATACACTACCATGCATTCTATATGTTTTCTTTTAATATCTTTAATATTCATTATATGTCATACCTCAAATAATAAATATAATTGGGAGTGAAGCACCTAAAAGCTAAAGACCTTTATGTTTTGAAAATTAATTAATATAAATACATTTCATCAATTGTTAGTAACCTATGTTGTATTTTATTTATTATATCTATATGGCTTGTATGGAAGTGCCCATAAAAATGATTAGTTACATTATGCCCAAGTTCCTGGATTTTATTAAATAATCCGTCTAATAATTTACGCTCTTTATTTAGGTCATCTAATAAAGTAGGATCATTTGCAGCGAAAGAATATACTAAATTATTGAACCCTGTTGGATAACAAAAAGTAGGTGATGTGTGTGTAACTATAATATCAATATTCTTTTCCGTACTATTAGGTAATAGATCTAAGTTCAAGTTAAATTCTTCTCCTTTAAAATGATGCATATTATTATTATGTCTATAAACTCTATCTATAGATACCGCTCCTCCTACACATAATATATTTTTATCTGAACAATTTAATACTGTATAATCTTTTAAGAATTTTATATTACTAAATTCTAACTTATTGGTGCTGAAATAAGTAGGATCATCATGATTACCTCGTATAACATATAGCATGGCATTAATAGTATATAAAGTATCATTTATTTCATATAATGCTGTCATTTCTTGTTCAAGAGTACGAAATCCTACACCAAAGTCACCTACTTGTATTATATCAGAGTCTACAAATGACTTAAATGATGTCGATAATACCCATTCAAGATGTCGCCAATTACTGTGCACATCACCTAAAAAATATAAACTACGCTTCGCCGAATTTGCCATAGTAAGGTATTTGAACTACTTGTTCGTTATTTAAAATTTTTGTCATATTAACTACCAAATATCTATTAAGCATGATCTGTTCATGATTAAATTGTTTTAGCTGGCTAATTTGATCTTTTAATGTTTTGATAATACTGTATAGAATAGTAACTGCAATTGCATTAATCATTAATAATATGATTATAATATTGTTATACACAATTTCAAATAAGTTGCTTGTATCTATATAATATCGTTAGTTTATCCATTTTTGAAAAATCTTCATCTTTATTCCAATATCTTAAAGTTTCTCTATATTTATCAATTTGTTTTTCATTTATCCAATCTAAATTTTGTTGTAATTTTTCAAAAAATTGGATAAACAATTCATCCTTGTCAAAAATTTCATCAATGAAACTGTGTATAACATCAGATATACACAATTCTTTGTGTATTCCATCTGAAAGTTTTTCTGTAATTTTTAAATTTTCCATATTTATTTAATTTTGTGTTAGAACTGTGTATATCTGAGTATCGGTGTCTATCATACTTGTTTTATTATGGGTATTTTATCAATAACCGATTTTTTGTATTGCAATAAAAATTCACTCATTTTTTCTAAGAAGTGCCCATCATATAATGAATGATATTCATTAGTAATAAAAATCAATTCTTTTAAGCGCTGTGAATCTTGATCAAACTTTTCACGAGCTTCTTTTTCAGCTGATAATCTTTGGAGGTAATTCATAAAATTTAATTTTTATAAATGTAATAATTTTTATTTAGAAAACCAAATCATTTTAAAAAAGAAATTATCTTATCTTTTATTCCTGTTTGTTTTATTCCCTCAGTTGATATTGGTGTGTAAACAAAATTTGGTAACCCCCACATATAATCACCATTATCAAAAATACACCGTACACTCATATTTAGATCATCAACAGCAACCCATTTAATTACTTCTGGATGGCCCTTTAACCATTCTTGTATTTCATAACTGCGAGTTTCCTCCGACTCGGTATCTCTATGATAATAAACTAATCCTGCAGGTAATACTCTTGTAGTATATCCTATAGGTTGCTTAATTATACCCTGTAATAAATAATATTGGCCCATTTCTTCTAATGTAGCCCATGTTCGCCAATCTGAAGATACTACTATTTCACAATCTGTTTCTTTAATAATTGAATTTAAAACTTTAACTGCTTTTTGATCAAAATTATCAAATCTAGATTCTACTGAGCTGTTTAATCCTATATAACCATTCTTTTTAGAGCGACTACCAAAATTATTTAGTAAACAGATTACACCATCATGGTCTAAAAACAAAACTTTCATTTGTTTCATTTTGTACTATTTTTAAGTCTTTCTACTTTTGATAATTCTAATCTCAGCATAAGCTCTATTACAGCATTCATACCATCAATAAAACCAATACATTCATCTTGAGAATGTTTTCTTTTAATATAATCCTCAAGTAGTGCTTCTTGTTGTTCTTTAGTTATTAACATTATTTTAAATTTTATTATTCCAACTAATACCTAAATATACAAATGACTACTTATATAGCCAAACCCATGCCATGAACTTCAACTCACCCCCATCTTACATATATAGTTATCTACTAATACCCCCACAACAAACATATAGCGTCACATATTAAAACCAATCATCTACCAACTGTTTATCAGTTCTGGAATCACCATCAAATTGGGGAATTGGTTCCCAATCTAAGCTTCTCAAATTTAATTTGGCTTTAGAAAAACATCGGCTACATATAGCTTTATTAGGCATGGAAGATATGGGGAAATTATATCTCCAATCATGGCCTAGGAAATAACATCTATTGAGGTACTTTTTGAGTATTGGTTTCATGCTTGGTATATTTGTATATAATTGGTCGATATTAAAAATTTTATAAAGTCTCGGATTTACATATTTGGAACTTTATACGAAATGGGTTAAAATGTCTTTTATATCCCCATTGCTATACCATGCCAAATTCGTTGAGTGCTTGCGCTAAATTTCCATTATTCCTATGGAGTCATATCCTTTATGGCTTGTATAACTTCCTGCCAATATTCCATGGTTGAATGCACTTCTGTGTTTAATGGATTTGAGTGTGGGTTTGAATTTATAATATATTGGGCTGTTATTAGAGCGCATTGTATTGCTTGTTGGGTTGGTATTGAATTTATGAAATATTCTCTGCCGAAATCTCCAACTGAGATACTATCATCCCATTGTATATTTTCATATTTGGATACTAATTCTTGGGCTTGTTCTTTAGGTGTCATGGTTTTTATTTTGGGTTAACCCAATCGTTTACTAATTGTTTGTCGGTTCTTTTTTCGCCTTCGAAGTTTGGTACTTTTTCCCATTCTAGGCTTTTTAGGTTTAGTTTGGCCTTGATGAAACATCTGTTACATATGGCTTTATTTGGCATTGTTGAGAAATTGTATAACCATCGGTGGCCTAAAAAGTAACATTTGTTTATCATTATGTTTTGTTTTGGGTTTATGTTTGATATATAGGTATATAGTTGTCGGGGGTGAAAGTTATATAAGATCTAAGAATACATCTCCTTCTTAAAACCATACCACGCCGTATCGATTGACATCAGCGCGCGTGGGGCCATATCATATAAGCAGTAATGCATGCGTACGCCCCAACACCCCCCACACCCCCGTATTACACAATTTATATTGTAGTAATACGGGTTCCCAAATGCGTACGTACGTCCGCCGATTTTTTAGTTGGCGAAACTTAATGCTGTTTCAAATAGCGCTTTATTCACATTAATATCTTGGTTGAAGTTTTTAATGCGTCTTGCTTTGCGTGTTTTGTTATTGTTATTTGTATACTGGAACCCACCATGTATCATTTTTTCCTGTACTATGTTAAATACACTCCATAAATCACTACCAGTATCTTCAGTGCGGGTCGGGGTTAATAATTCAGTTATGTCAATATTAAGTGTATCTAATTCATCATCATTGAATCGGGATGATATTGCTTGCTTAGCAAATTCGATCATTTGTTCTTGGTCCAATATTGTTTGTTTCATTGTGTTCATTGAATCTACAGTTAATGGAAGGCGTTCAACCATATTATGGATGTTGCTTTGTAGTTCTTCAAATGTATAACCCATGTGTCTCATTTTAACATCCTCAAATTTATCACTAGATATTACTAATCCATTTTCACATACCATTCTAAATAACCCAGCTGTGAATGTGAATGCATTTTTTCCATCATGTGAATTAGTTAATAATATTTGAGGATAAACTATATCACCATCATTTCCAGTTATTGATATTTCTGGGTTGCGGAACACTACTAGGTGTTTTTGGTATCCTATTCCTTGACGTGCTTTGACTTCTTTAGCATCTACTATTCCCCAACCTAATGTTGCCATGTCTTCTATAACACGTGATGTTGGAATGTGAGTGTAGTGAGATGAGACATTCTCAGCTGCTGTTGTTGTAAATATAGATGGTGCTAATTTTTTAACTTCATCTAATGTTTTGAATGATTCATTTCTAATGTTTAACATAACTTTTATTGTTTTAATTATTTAATACCTAAATGTACAAATGAATGATTAGATAGCCAACACTTCCTCAGTTTGTTTTTCCGGTTGAGTACCTTTTGTATAACTGGTTGTACTAAGGCCCTCAAATTTAAGTAAACTGTTTGCAAAGTAACGCCATACTTTATCTAGTGATTTAAGGGCATTTACATCCGCTATCATTCTATCTTTATCCTTTACTCGGGTAGTATTTAGATAATTAATAATAGATGATTTGGCTTCATCTGCTGTCTTAGCGGCCCATACTTCTGAAGTGATGTTCGCTAGTGTTGATTGGTAATGTTTCATTTTTTTATTATTATGACATAAAGATAAGCAGCCCTATTCGGGCTGCCAACTAAATAATAAACCATTAAGAAACTTTAAGATATTAA